CAACATAAAAAAATGCAGAAATTATCAAAGAAAATGTAATATCTGTCAATCTTGAAGAATCAAAACAATATATTTTAAGTAATGTGCAGATGGCAAATTTAAACAAAAACAACACTTTAGCTGAATACTATGAAGAAATTGCAAAAGATGATTATTACACACAAGATATTAAAGTAACACGTGAAATAAGTTTCGCAACAGAAGAATCATATAATTTATTTAGTAATATGCTTTTAACAGATTTTGACTTTTTGGCTGATTCTGGTGGTACTTATACAGATGACCCTCGGATACAAAGTATGACAGATTATCACAATATGACTAAGGAAGAACAAGAAACCGTAAAATTTAATCTTATAGGTATAGCAGTATATTACAACGATGCTTTACGGTTTGTTATTGATACACAAGGTCATAAATATTCTCGCTATGTGGGTTTAACTGATGATGTTGAACGCAGTGAAATAATACCAGCCAATACAAATGAGGATGAAAATGTGATTAGAAGTGACAAAATCGAAGCAAGGGCAATTGAAGATAAAAGCACAGAAATAAAAAAAGAGAGGTAATAAAAATGAAAAACACAAAAGTAACAAACAAAAACGGATATGAATTAGATTTTGACACAGCGGTAAATTTGATGGACGAAGAAATCAGAGAGCAACTACATAATAATCTTGCACCTTGCACAACACAAGAATTTTTTACAACATACGAAAAAGCTCATGAGGCAAAATACGGAGAGGAGTGGGAATTGTCAAAAGCTAATCCAACATGGTAACGCAGAGTGACCGCCGAAAGGCGGTTTCCTCGCACGAAAGGAGTGTTGAAAAATGAAAGATATATACCACAAACAGTTAGATAGATATCCAACCATTAAACTGTCCTCAAAAAAGGCTGACGAGCTTGTCGCATGGTTTAAATCAACCAACCTGTCACCTTTGATACCGCCAATCTATCAAAGCTTTGTAATAAAAACAGATGGACAAGCGTATGACCTTGTGTATCACGAAAAAAACGCACCGCCGACTAAAGAGTTTTTTAAAATCGAGAGGTGTTGTCACGTGCAATATGACGATTCAAAGACAAAATTGCGTATGACATACTTTGACGATAAGACACGCATATTGACCGTTGATACTGACTATCAATCTTTTGATAGTGACACACGAGCGTTACAGATGACAGCGGAAGCAATAAGCACGCGTGCCTCACAGGATGAAATAGAAAAGTTGTCAGGAGCTTTTATGCAACTTGTGTTTGCAGTACAGGCTTACATTTTGTATCATAAGCCGGAAGAAATCGAACGTGAATACACGCCGCCGAAAGTTAAAAAGGATAAGGAAGCTCTTCC